CCCGGCCGCTGATAAGCTCGCCTACTTCACCGGAGCGAATTCCGGTGCTCTTGCGGATATCAAGGCGAAGGGGCGCGACCTGCTTTCGTCGACGGGTGTGCTCGACGCACTGCTGAAGCTTGGTCCTGTATGGGGTGGCTCCGTTCGGTCCCCCGCTAACAGCGATGTTGGCTTGGTCGATGGCGATCTCAACACCATTATCATTGCCGGCGTTTATACCCTGTCGGGAAACTGGGCCAACACCTATGCCGGAGCCGCCTCCGCAGCGACGACAGGGACGCTTGTGGTGCTTCAGCGAAGCACCAATGCCGTGTTTCAGTATTTCTACCGAGACAACAACCAGGTCTTCAGGAGGAACACCGTCAACGGCGGCACAAGCTGGACGGACTGGACGATTGTTGAGCTACCGGTTGTGGGGACCGTATCAAACTCCGCGGGCTTTCCTGCGGGGGCCGTCATTGAACGGGGCAGCAACGCCAATGGGGAGTACGTCAAATTTGCCGACGGCACCATGATTTGCACGTCACCGGAAATAACCGTGTCGATGAACCAGGTGACCGGTAACCTTTTCTACTCTAACGCGGTGTCCGCCGCCATGCCGGTCCTTTTCACAGGTATTCAGCCCGTAGGATTCGGGCACATACATACAACAATTAACGGCTGGGTGAACGCTAGAACGGCTTTCGGCTCATGGGTAGGAGCAGCCTATTCGGCGTCATCGAGGGCAAGTGACACTATCAGATTTGGTGCGATCGGCAGGTGGTTCTAATGCGTATCAATCTCTCTCCGCAGCGGCGCGACGACGCGATCGAGGTCTCGAAAGCCGGCGATATTCTGACAATCAATGGCGCTCCTTTCGATTTCAGCTCCTTGCCGGAGGGCGCTACCGTCCCCGCAGGTGACGTGCCTTGCGAATGGATCGCCGGTCCGATCGAGCGCGTCGGCGGGAAGCTGCACCTCACGCTCATCCTTCCGCATGGCCCCGGCCCTTCTCAGACCGTTGCCTTTCCTCCGCCAATCATCGACCCGCCCGACGGGGTGATTGCATTGCCGGCCGATCCGGCGCCGTCCATCCCTGATCCTGTTGAAGAGGAGCCGGCCAATGTGGACGGTTGATGTGTCGAAGGTTGTCACGGCCGAGCAAAAGGCAGCGGAAGCGCGTGCTGCACTTCAGTCGCAATACTCCGCCGCCATCCAGGCGCATCTGGATGCCAAGGCGCGCGAGCGGCAGTATGACGGCATCCAGACCGCCATCACCTACCGCGGCGACCCGAACCCGCAGTTCGCGGCCGAGGGCGAAGCGCTGTTTGCCTGGCGCTCGGCCGTATGGACCTATTCAACGGCCGAGCTGGTGCAGGTGCTCGCCGGCGCTCGGCGGCAGCCAAGCGTTGAGGAGTTCATCGCCGAACTGCCGGCGTTCGAATGGCCGTCTTAACACCACCGATCGCTCTTCTCTCCGTCCAGCATCGCGGCCGCATCATCCTCAATGCCGCGGCGGATTTGCTCATATTCCGCCAACAGCTCCTCGCGGCACGGGACTTCTTTGCGGAGCTTGTCGACCATCAATGCAGTGACCTCGTAGGTTCTGCAAAGGCTTTGGAAAGCCGGCGTTCGGGTACTCAGGATTACGTCGCGATGCCGGGGCAGAGCGAGCCGGAGGCGTGCTCGGCCGGCCCTGATTAGGGGGATCCCAGAGTTCATCTGCTCCCGCAGCATGTCATCTTCGTCGGGATGGCTGCTGCTCCCGTTATATTCGTTCATCGCGGTTCTCTCTGACGCAGTCGCCGAAGCTTTTTCGAAGATGCCGAACGGAGATCCTAGGAAAAAGTTCCGTGAAGCATTCCGACCCTCTCAGGTGAGGGTTTTCTATCGCCTCGAGGGCGAGGTCTTTTCAAGCAAGCAAGGAAATCAGATGGACAAAACCGTGCCTCCCGGCGCGGCGATCCCTCTCGACATTTTAGAATGGACTGCAGCTCTCGCAGCAGTCGTGTTTGTAGCGGCCCTTGTTGCCACGTTACTGTCTTGATGGTTCGATCTTCAAAGTGATGCCGGAGGAGCCTGATTCAGGCTCATCGTCGGGCTCGGAGAATGTCGACATGGGCTCGATCGGCCTAGCCGCTAGAGCTTTGAGGTCCTCGGCGAGGCCAGCAAGCTGCGCCGCAAAGTCAAGAAGATTCGAAGCGGCGCACTCTGCCGCGATTTCTGAGAGGTCAGAAGCCGGCTCGATCCCGCCGGCGCTTTCCGTTTCGCTGTCGTTTATGTCCAAGCCCAAGTCCAGCCCCCATTTCCATTGATGTGGGATCAATGGCGAGGCCCGTCAAGGGCTGATGCCGGTGACGAGCCTCCCGGCCGCCTGCGAGGGGCAAGACCACCAATGTCAGTTTAAGCCGTAACACTGCCGGCCGCCGCAAACCAGCCGCCGAATATTCCCCAACGACAATCAGGAGACTTCAATGAGCGCCATCACCGCTCAGGACGTTCACGCTGCCGCAAAGGGCAGGGTGAACGAGAGCAACCTCGCGTCCGTGCTCGTGGCGCTGGACAGATACGGGGAGCGGTTCGGCATGGATCGGCCGCACCGACTGGCCCAGTATTTCGCCCAGCTCATGCATGAGAGCGGCGACTTCCGCTTCGATCGCGAGATCTGGGGCCCGACGCCGGCGCAACAGCGCTATGACACGCGCACCGATCTCGGCAACACGCCGGAGAAAGATGGCGACGGGTACCTTTATCGCGGCCGAACCGGAATGCAGCTGACCGGCAAGGACAACTATCGCCAGTTCCGCAACTGGTGCCGTGCGGCTGGCTTGGAGTGCCCGGACTTCGTCAAGGATCCGGACGAGGTCAACATCGATCCGTGGGAAGGCTTGGTACCTCTGTTCTACTGGGACACACGCGACCTTAACCGCTGGGCCGACGAGGGCGACGCCGAGACGATTACGAAGAAGATCAACGGCGGCAAGAACGGCTTGGCCGATAGGTTTGATCGACTCGCGCGGATCTCGCTCGTTCTCCTCGGCTACCGTGCCGACAATGTCCTTCAGTTCCAGGCTGACCAGCGCCTGCAGGTCGACGGCGATGTCGGGCCGAAAACGCGCTCTGCGATGCATACGGCGCTCGTGGCGCTTACCCCGGGCGAGGCGGCGCGGCCCGAAGTCAAGGCAGCCCCGGTGACCGAGGAGAAGCCGGTACCGGTTCCTGTGACGCCGCCGAGCCTCGATGCGCCGTGGTGGAAGTCGAAAGAGGTGATCACGCCGTCTGTCATCGGCGGTGGCGCTTCGTTGCTTACCGCGATCGGCGGCATACCGTGGCAGAACCTCCTCCTGATCCTCGTCGCGTTCGCAGGCATTGCCGGCTTTCTCTACTGGCGGAAGAACGCCGACCGTAAGGCGGTGGCGAAGCAGGTCGAGGGGATGGCGTGATGGCTGCTCTCTCGAGAAAGCTCCGCAGCGTTGAGGGCGGCCGGCTCATGTTCTGGTGCCCCGGCTGCGACGGCGCGCATCAGGTCGGCGTCGAAGGCGCTAGCCCCGGCTGTTGGGGGTACAACGGAAATCCCGATGCCCCGACGTTCACGCCTTCTGTGCTCGTCACGTATAACGGCCCTGACGCCGGCAAGGACGGTGCGCCGCCGGCAATCTGCCATTCGTTCGTGACCGACGGCCGCATCCAGTTTCTTGCGGACTGCACGCATGCGCTCGCTGGCCAGACGGTCGACATACCCGACTGGGAGGAGGCGTGATGTTCAGCCGCCTCTCTCTGGCCGCTGGCGCTGTCGCCGGCGGCATCCTCGTCTTTGTCGGCATGCAGACGGTCAACGCGCTCTGGATCATCCCCGGAGCGCGGGAAGAGGGCCGGAAGCTCGAACGCGCCGAACTGGATTCCGCAACCAACAAAGCAATCGGAGAACTGCGAGATGAAGCTGATCGCGCTCGCTTTAACCGCCGCCTGTGCATTGAGCGCGGCCGGCTGTACGTCAACGCAACAGGTCAGTGCGTCGAAAGACCGGCTCAACCAGGCGGCTAGGGCCGTCGTAGGTACATCCCTAATCGGCGCTCGAGGCGCTACGCCGGCCGATCAGGACAAGATCGACGAGACAGTCGCGGGGCTATGCGGCGCCCGCGCTTGGACGCAGAGCGAGTGCGCCCGCCACGACGCGGCGCAGCAGTAAACCACTCCAGCATTGCATACGAGGGGCAGAGCATTGGCTGAAACACAGGAAACCGAAAAGATGGTCGCAACTCCGAAATGGAGGTTTGAATTCAACCTCAACACATTCGTGATCCTGTTCGGCTTCGCCGGCGGCCTCATTGCGTGGGGCGCGACCTGGGAGAGGGTGAACGCCAATCAGGACTCGCAGGCGAATTCCATCGATCGCCTCGACAAGCGCCTGACGGCTGCCGAAGTCTCCCTCCGGCAGATCGACAATCATGAGCTCCGAATATCGGCCGTGGAGAAACAAGCGGCCGAAGCGGCGACGTCAATGAAGGCCGTCGAGAACACGCTCAACAGCCTGTCCATAGATACGCGCGTGATGCGCGAGATCCTGCAGCGGATTGAGGCCAGCCAGCGCGACGGCGTGCAGTTGCGGCGGTGAGCTGGCAGCGCCTCGATGAAGGGGAACGAGAGGCGCTGCCCGATGGGTCGACTTGGCGAATAGCGAAAGGGATAAAGTCGACCTCGCTGAAGTAGCCGCTTCATGGAACAGCGACTGCTAACGAACTCCTTGGGCCGCCGATAGTTCCAAGTTTTTCTTCCTTGGGGTTTTGCCGCGGTCCCTTCCGAGGCCTCTGATCTGCTGAAAAAAAACAGCGCTCCGGCAGATGCGATCAGGAGCGCTGCAGTTGTCCGACACATGCGATTGTCCGCCAGTCGAAATTCAGAGGGAGAAAACAACCTCCTGAAATGAGGAACGCCTATCAAACGCCGTGTTGGCTGGAATGTTCCGGAACAATGCTCGTTTTGAGATTGGCAAATTTCAGGCCGGTTCCGGTAGCGGCTGCTGGGGAAGGGGACTGTCGTCTCTACCGCCATCATCGTCATCCGGCCACCAGCCTTGCCAATCGTCGCCGAGCGCTTCCTTTGCCTGGCTCCCGTCGAGTCGCGCGATGAGCATCTTGCGCAGATCGGCCATTGGCGCATCGTCAGATTAAGTGAATGCGTAAAAAAGAGTGCCCGTACGAGGGGACGAGACGGGCACTCTCAAACAGGTTGGGGGACCTGGTGCCGCGGCAATGCGCGGCGCTACCGGCAACGCATCTCGTGCAACTTTGTTCCAAGGCTTCAGCAATAATTTGTCGGGGTTCGCCTTCCCGTTTGTGTTGTTTCCACAGTTTTCCAATCGGGCCGATGCTCAAAGCAGAACCAATTCGGATCCGACCGGCCGACGGCGAAACCAAAGCCACCCCATTTTGTGCAGCCAGGGTGCTCGCAGTAATGGACATAGGGGCCGGTTTCGTAGTGGGGTTTCGCGCCCTGTTCGTCACTCATCCGCTTGATTCTCCTCCTCGGCCGGCGCCAAACTGCTGCTCGAAGGCCTCTTCCCAATTCGGATGGCAGGAAGCGCCGACGTGCTTCAAGGGCTCGAAATGGTATCGCGACAGCAGTGCGGCCGAGATTATCCGCGCCATCTCCTTTCGCGCGCCTTCTGCTTTCAGCCGGTCGCGGTCGCAGGCGGCCCGCCTCAATTCGAGCGGGATCGCGTAGAGCGTCTGCGTAACGAATGGCGCGATCGCCGGAGACCGCAGCACCGTCTCGACATCGAAGATGGCAAAGGCCCCGAAGGATTCGGCAATTCCCTTGGCGAGTTCCTGGATGCCGCGCGCCTCGATGGGACGGCGATACTGGTCGAGGCCGGCATAGGCCCGCCTTTGGTGCGGGGGCATTACCGCAAGATCGACTTCAATCGCGGTTCCTATCTCATCGGCAAGTGTTCGCATGACGCGCGTCTTTCTAGTTTTCGCCCCTGATTGATGGAATGGCGCCGCATCGCCGTCGAATGTTCCCAATATGTTCTCTCAGCCGAAAGAGTCAATTCGGTTTTTCGCGGGCCTGTGCGTTAATGGGCTAATGGCCAGAGGATCGTCGAAAACACCGCGCGGCACCTCATCGCCGGACCCGATGCCGGAGCGGGTTGATCCATGCCTGGCGATGCTAGTCGACAAGCCGCCAAAAGGGCCGGACTGGGCCTTTGAGGTGAAATGGGACGGCTACCGTCTGGCCGTTCACGTGGAGCCGGACAGGGTACGGATAATCACACGCGGCGGCTACGACTGGACGCCCCGCTTTGCTTCAATCGCGGCAGAGGCGCGCCAGCTTGGTTACGAAACCTTAATCTTCGACGGCGAGGCGGTTGTCCTTGACGATCAGGGGCGGTCGGATTTCGGCATGCTTCAGCGCGCGCTCGGTAAGCGACCTAGCTTGCATGATCCACGCGAAATCATCTTCTTTGCTTTCGACCTTCTCTATGTCGATGGTTGGGACCTGCGCCGACTGCCGCTTCGCGAACGCCGGTGGCTGCTCGACCCGATAGTCGCCGGCCGTGCCGGTGCCATCCGGCTATCGGAAGAGGTCCAGGCTGACGGCGACGAGTTCTTTCGCGTCGCCTGCGCGCACGGCCTCGAAGGCATAATCGCCAAGCATATTGAAAAGCCATATCGCTCCGGCCGGGGCGAGTGGTGGCAGAAGATCACCTGCAAGCGCCGGGATAGTTTCGTGATCGTCGGCTTCGAGCCGTCGACCGTGCCCGGTCATCTCGGCCGGCTGCTGCTGGCGGCGCGCAAGGGCAACGATCTCGTTTATGTCGGCGGCTGCGGTACCGGCTGGTCTCACGAGCTGTCGCGCGAGCTCCGCAATCTGCTGGAAGGGATCTCGACGAAAACGCCGGCGGTGATCCTGAAGCGAAAGAATGCCGTCTTCGTCGAGCCTGTGCTCGTGGCGGAGGTCGAATATCGCACCTGGACCGACGACGGAAAGCTGCGACATGCGTCGTTCAAGGGGATCAGAGAGCGAGAGGACGATGCGACGATTTTCGTTATCACTTCTTAAACAGATCAAGAAGACCAGATGGGGGGCCGTCATCGTGTGGATTGTTCGGAGAAGGCCGGAAGAGAGCGTTCAATATTAATGCTCGGTCCTGCTCGGACAGGCCGACGGATTTTCGCTTTGCTAGTCCCAGGAATGTGACCGCCATCACCCGTCTGTGCTCCGCGTCGGAGTTCACTACTAGATTTTGGGTGAAGACTCTGCTCACGTGCTTCAACAGCCAGCCGTAAGCAAGGACCGGAACAGTGAATACGGCAATGGCGGCCAACGAAATGCCGCCCTTCGAAACCTCAACGACGTGATCGAGATAGCTGGATACAGCACCCCAATTTGCAGCGATCACCGCCGTTGGCGCGGCCAGCATTACAATGAATGCAATGAAGGCGCCCGCCGCGTAACGCCAAGATGTGTCGGCAACCCGCTTCCAATGTCGCGATGGCCCTTGAAGCAACAGGTGGTTTTCGTATTGCGTATGCAACTCGTCGAGTTCTTCGGACTTTTCCTTCGCGAAATCATTGAACATCGACGTGACCTCGGCAATCGATGTTTCAAATTCCTTTCTAGCGCGTCTCATCTTCTCCTCTGTCGCAATTGACCGCGTCATTGCGGCCTTTGCTGACACGGTGTCAGAAGTGGAGAGTATGAAGGGGTTAAACCGCAGCACCACACTGAGCGTAGACAGTTCGCGCTCGACGTCTTCATGAATATTCAGCACACCGGAGGACATCACAATTGCAAGACGTTGGCCGGCTACTTTTTCCTTGCTATCGAATAGACGACGCAGTTGTTCGCCAATACCACCGTGAGCAATGATGGCTTTCAGGTCGTTCGCTTTCGCAAGAAAATCTCGCAGTGGCCCATCATTGTCTTTGACGATCGCGGCTCTGGCTGTCGTCAGCATATTGCGATAGGCCTGTACGATATTAGGCGGGCCCAAGTTCTTGTGATAAAGGATGACGTTCTCGTCTATGCCGGGCAGGGTGTTCCAAAAGCTAATCTCTTCGTCGAACCATTGATTCAGCTCGTCCCGCGTCATCTTGGATTTGCTAATGCCTTGGCTTCTGCACTCGACGATGTATTCACCCTTTGACATGCTTTCCCCGGCTCCTACCAAACGACGAAACACTTGCCTGAATTGCGAACCGGCGTCCAGCGTAAGGAGCGCAGCTTCCTCTCAGCAGCTCGATCAGAGACGAATATTTCTGCGACATTCAGCGGCTGGTCGGCCGGCTGATGTGGCACACGAATGAAGTCTGGAAGATGCGCCGGAAGTTTTTCGGAAAGCTGATCCTCGTCATGCTCGTGATTGCGGTCCGCGCGGCTTCCTTGGGATCCGCCAGCTAGTCTGCTTGCATCTTAAAACCGGGATGCGTCATGAGACGGGGCTTCGTGATTGAATGTAACCCTAAGCGTCGTCCAGCGTGAAATCGTGGCCGTGCTCCTTTGCGGTAGTTGCCAGCGGTGCGAGACCCGTGGCCTCAGTTTCACCGCTTGACGCACAGTATCGTCCACGGGTCAGTATGCGATCAAAAGGTTGGGCGCCTTCATCCACGTCGCTTATGGTTTACTCGCCATCTCCAAAGGTAGACCCTCGAGCGGTGGCCTCGCGCAAAAAGGCGCCGGCGAGAAGCCGGCGCCAACCATTACCGAAAATAGGCCTTGCCCAGATTGCAGTTGTAATTAATAGGCCTTGCCCAGATTGGGGCGAAAGTTGTCATCGTTGAATGGTACAGCCTTGCCGAAATTATAGTTGTTAAGCGTCTGTCGCGCTGCCGGCGTCAGGTAGTCCCAGCTGATTGCAGGCTGCATCCCGCCAGGTTCCCGAGTGGCCGACAATGAAGGGTTGATCGGGAATGGGCTTTGGTGATAGGCGACCTTCGGATGTGTTCCTTCCATTTGGGGACTTTTGTCCCGGTCGTAGTGGCCATGGCTCGAGTAGCTGACCCCGATAACGTGCGACTGGCTTTCACAAGCATCGGTCCAGACGACGATATTTTGCCAGCCAGATCGGTGTCCCATGTTGCCGGGCCCGTCGACGTTCTGCTCCTTGGGAAAGTACCAAGAATACATGATGCCGCACCGGCCCCTGTAGAACTCCGCTCTGACGTAGACCTGTCCAATGCTGCGTGAGCAATGGCCGTTCATCGCTCCCGACGGCTCCAGACCCCCGCTGACGTTGCCGTCGGCATCCACGGCCGGGAAAGGGACACAGCCCCGATAGACCATGAGAAAAGGCTGGAAGGTCTCGAGGAAGCCGGAGATCTTCTCGGGAAATCCTTCCACCTTATCATGATCAATGACCTCAGCCGCGCGCGCCGGCATCGGTAGTCCGCAAACAAAAACGAACATTAACGCGGTTAGCAGCATTCGCCCATTGAGTGGAGAGACGCGTGTCATCTTGTTTCCTTTGCTGTTTTGAACCATTTCGGTCCGCAACATGAATGTCTCAACAGCATGCACGCCCGGGGGCTAAATCATGCAAAGTCGTGCTTGGTGCAGGGGTGAGAGCTGAAGGAAGGACATTGCGGCGATGACCCCGCCGCGAGCTGGGAAAACGTCTTCAATATTAGACACTCCCTTTCCTCATACTATGACGTAGATTGCAAGAGTCCCTTTGCAGGGACGTTCGGCAGAAGCCGGTGTTAAAAGGAGTGGCGGGCGCCGGCGAGAAGTCGGGTCAACTATTTCTTATAATAGGGCCGTCCGGCGAACGGGACCGCGCAGCTCCAAGGCAGGTTAGGGCAAATAGCCGGCGCCCCATCCGGTTCAGCCGAAAAGAAAAGCCCGGCCCGGCCGGGCTTTCCTCCGGTGACTCAAGCCATCGCGTTCGAAATCCAGGAGCGGAGTGGGCCGCGGGTGTACATGTCGGCGCCGGCAACTTCACCACCCTTGAACATGGCAAGCGTTGGGAACTCGTATACGCCATACTGCGCCGCGAGCTCGGGGTTTTCATTGTTGTTGAGCTTGACGGCCTTGACCTTGCCAGCAAGCTCGGTGGCGACTTTTTCGAGGATGGGTTCAAGCAGCTCGCTCGGCGAGCACCAGTCTGCCCAGAAGATGACGATGACCGGTTTGGCCGACTTCAGAACTTCTTCCGGGAAGTTGGAAATATCGACTGTCACAATAGCCGTGGGGTGCTCATTGGGAATGGTGGTGTTCATCCTCGTTGTTTGAACCGTGTTCAAAATCCAGGAGCGGACTACCGTCTCAGATGGGGCTCCGATGAAAATGTCGACGACTTCACCACCCTTGAACATGGCAAACGTTGGGAACGCGCATACGCCATACTGCTCCGCTAGCTCGGGGTTTTCATTGTCGTTGAGCTTGACGATCTTGGCCTTGCCAGCAAGCTCGGTGGCGATTTCTTCGAGGAATGGTGCAATTCTCTCGCACGGCGGGCACTCTTCTAATGAGAAGATGACGATGACCGGCTCGGCCGACTTCAGGACTTCTTTCTGGAAATTGGTAGTACCGACTTTCACGATAGTGGTGGGGTGCTCATTGGGAGTGGTGTCCATCGTGGTTCCTCTGTGTTCGAACCATTTTCGAAATCCAGGAGGGGAGTGAGCTGGCTCCGCTCGGTGGCGATCTGTCCTCGCATTTCGCGCACCATTCTGTCCAGAGGACTGGCCGAATGCAGAACTTCTTTTCGGGACAGGTCTTATTTCCGCTTCGCCTTTCCAGCCAATTGCCACCTACACCCTCAGGTCAAGTGCCTGTGGGACACGCAGCGGCAGCTTTCCTGCCATAGTGGCTGGACACTCTTCTGAAAAGCGTAATGAAAGTACGTGAAAAGCAGGTGTCCAGCAATTCGCTAAGTCCTTGTAAAAACCGACTTAGTGTGACCCGGCATGGAACACCACTGCTGGAGTGATGCGATCGGGGAAGTCTAACCACAAAGCGCATCAAACGGGTTCGACCCGCAAATCCACTGACCGATGTTTTCAGCTGTCTCCTGGCCGCTCTCGGTGAGTGTGTACAGGAAGGTCCAAAAACCTTCCACCTGCCTCTCTAGCAATTCGGAGCCGGGCTGTAGGCCGTGCTCGACTAGGATTGAAATTGCTTTGTCAACAGGCGCTTGAAGCGCGGTAACCAACTCCTCCATAGGTTCGGGTGAAGAATCTAAAGTACCCCTCAGTTTTTCCGCCCCGCGTACTGCGGCTTCTTTAAGCCGCCTGTATTCAGGTAACTGCTCCATCGACGCGGTCAGGGCCTCCCCGAGGCTACTCTTCGTCAACAGCAAGTTCAGCCTCAATGCGTCCACCGCAACGAGGACTTCTGAGAACTTTGCCGCCTCGTTCAAGGCTTCCGCGACTTGGCGTTTAGTAGGGCGAAAGGGACCCTGCTGTGCCTGAGCGGTGGGCACGGATGTCGCTGCCAAGACCACACTCGACAAAATGAGAACCTCGCGTCGCCTCATGATTATTTCCCCTTGATTGTGTCGAGAACGGCTTTTGCAACTATTTCTGACTTCCACCCAAGGGCCAACAGAAACAGAACTAGGCCGAGGAAAAAGGCGCCGAATTGCACAAGCCCGTCGAACGCAGCAGTGTCCGGTATGGTGATGGCTTTCGTAGATACCGCGCCTTTGAGTGCGGTCACCACGGATCCCTTGAGTTTGTAGGCCACACCAAGAGATACCGCAGAAGAGAGTGCAGAGATGTAGAGCATCCACATCAAGCTGCGCGGACGTACAATCTGTTGGTTCGCGTGCAAATGTACGACGACTAGGATGCAGATGCCAAAGAAGGCGAGCGAAAGGGTCCAGAGATCATTTGACTGGCTGGTGACGATATCTGCCCACTTAAAGAGAACTTCCTTAAGTGTTCCAACATCCAGCGCACCTGTCGTGTTTTGCTGATCTTCCACGGTTCCCCTCACCGACTAATGTATAGCAAAACCTCTATAGTCGTCGGGCTCCATACTTGAAACGGTAATCGATACTTCGCCACGTTTACAGGTAACAGTCAATGACGCGAAGGGTAATGCTCTTGTGCCGAGAGGTTCCGTGATAACTTTCGCTGTTTTGCCCAGCCCTTCTCGTCCGTCCGGAAGCGGTGTGTGCCACGCATTGCGTATCGACGAGCTCGCCACTCGGCTTCGAAAGGCGAGTTGAAGACGAGTGCCCAGCCGTCCTGGGTCGTTCCCATCCCCGCCCGCGTATGCGCGTCTGGAATGAGAACAAATCGGAACATACTGCACGGATTGTGCACGTGAAACCCGTGCATTTCGCTCTTTGTTCTGCGCAATTGCGCGCTTTCGAGCAGCCTAGGCCCCCGAGTTCCGGCGGCTAAATCACTACGTTCATTGGAGAAAACTGGTGCTGCTAGAGAGATTTGAACTCTCGGCCTCTCCCTTACCAAGG